TCATATTCGCCTGTGTTATTACCATATTCATCCACTTTGGGTACTTTATCCACATATAGGGCATAATAAAATTTACTTTTATTTCTATTCATCGTTCTCATTTTATTATCCCCACATGTGGCGTCACACTCCTAAGCATTGATGTTGGTATATCCGCATTCTCATAACTACGGGTTATACCATTCTCCGAATGTGATGTTTGACCTTCAGCACCTCTTTTATTTAACAAATACGCTGCTAACTCACACTGTAATACATCGTACCTACTAGGGACTTCGGTTATGTCATTGTCATAAGGATATGCTTTATTTATTATCTTGTCCCCTGCTATCTTCAGATAGGTGGATAGCACGATATTACTATCTGTACTATCACCTATCATAGCTTTTAACATTTCAAGCTTTTCCTCATTAGTCATACTTAACCTATCTCATAAAATCCTTCGGTACTTGGGTTAGTGGTAGGAGTACCAACAATGTATCCTGTACCATTAGGCTTGTAATAAACCTTACCGGCTGTAACTGTGGCATCGGTACTCTTCTTAGCCTTACCCGCGATAACCTTAACCGCCTTAGTGGCATCTGTGAGAGCCGCAAGATAATACTTTCTTGACCAGATAGTATTCTCACGTCTGTCTCTATCCCTATCCTGCTCTACTTCTACACCCTTCTTATTAAACAGAGTGACTGCGGTACCTGTGGCAACAATTACTGTACCCTTATCGGCATCCTTCTTAGTGAAGATGTTCACACCTGCAACAGTGCCGACATATCCTGTTCGAACAAATGCCTCAACATACTTTAAATCCTCAGCCAAATTCTTTCTGAGTTCAGCCACATCAGCCGGGCTAACGAATGCAAATGCAAGACTTGCCACCTTCTCGGCTTCATTATCTGTATACTCAATATTCAAACTTGCTACCGCGTCTGCAAATGCCGCAAAATTCAACTTTTCAGCCGCTACCGCCATATTTGCCTTCTTGAACTCTGTGTAAATACTCTTATTTACATAATTGAAAAGGTCTGTACCCATATGTCTTACACCAACAGGGACTAACATAGGGTCTGTCATTTCCTGTTCGTCAAAGTACTTAAATCTGTTCTGTGCTAACAAAATCTCATACTCTCTCTTAGCATACTTAACTTCAATACTCTTAGTATTACCATTACCCATTGTAAGGGTCTCTGTGCCATCAGTAGCTGAATACACATTGATTTGTCTCTTCATACCTGCTGTACCGGTAAGGGAATTGTCCACCTTACAGAACTGCTGCAAATCAAGATGCGACTTGTACTGGTCTTCTACCTCATTGGATAGATAAAAATTTTCATAAATCGTATGAGCCATTACTCATTACCTCCTGTCTCTGTATACAATGATTTATATTCTTCGGGATTGGTCTTTGAAAACTCATACCTTTCTGTAGGAGACATCTTTTTCAATCCCTCAAGGGTCATGCTCTTAGCCTCGCCATCACCTGTTGGCTTCGGTGTATTCTTCAAAATATCAGCCTTCAGCTTCTTTTCAACGCTGATTAGGTGTTTCTGCTGATTGGCAAATACAACTTCTGAGTTACCGTCAATCATAGCTTCTGCTGTGGAATCTGCTAACTCTTCGTCGTATCCAAGCCCCAATAGCTTAGCTTTATACTTAGATATATTACTTTCTCTAAGTAAAGCATTATACTTGGCTTCAAGTTCCGCCCTTTCTTCCTGTTCCTTCTGTTTGTTGACTTCATCCTCCGACATCTTTGCTCTTAGCTGTCTTTTAGCTTCAGCCAATTCAGATGCGGTCTTATCAAACAACTTCTTCTTTATATATCCGTCATGATTATCTTCAGCGTCATATGACTCCAATGCTGCAATCTTCTCCTCAGGTGTCATATCTGCATATCCTTCAATCTTAGATACATCTATTTTCATTATTCATTACTCCTTCGTCTTTTTACATCTTCTGTGATATCATCTGTGATTTTCGTCTTCTCTGACATAATTTCTTTTTCCTTAATCATCTGCTCTTCATAGTATTTCATACTCATGGAATAAGCAGACTCAGCATCGCTAAACATTCCACTGTGTTGGAAAGCCAACTGAGGATGTATTTTAGGTTCCTGTAACATTGAAATGAGAACCTGTGATTTACTCTGTATAGCCTCGTAATTCCTACGGGTAAACTTCATATCAATGTCTCTAAGATGCAGTGTACTGTCCCTTAAATCTTCACATATCCTTAGTACCAGCTTAAGCATCTTCTTTTCAGCTCTCTTAAAGACATTCTCACTGTCCTTTGCCCTTGCCTCGGCATCCGACCAACCGTCTCTAAGTACAACCGCCGCACCTGTATCACTTGTGGATTTACTACCGTTTCTGTTCGGCATACCACATATTGTAAGCATCGCATTATAATAATCGTCTTTGAGTGTCTGTGACTGTGTCTGATTAAGTTCTGTAGTGACTACACCAACATCCGCCGCCTGTCCGTCAACCGACTTAACCTTAATTGCACCCAACTCAAGAAACTCCTGGTACTCTTCTTTTGAAATATCACAATTTATAAACTTGATAAATGCCTGTACCAGCTGTTCTACACCATCCATACGATTACTTGCGACATTATTCATTGCATCAAGTAGTGGTAATACTATCTCAAACGAACCTAATCTCGCATTGTTAGCCGGATATTCAATAATTGGTATATCTCCCAGTGCGTGTGGTTGAACGCTTGTTAATAAATCACCGTCAATGGTAAAGTAATTATCCTTTGTATACACCGAATAGTGCTTTACATTATTATCATCAACATAATATTTAACACCCATTAAAGGCGTATTACCTATTTCACTTGAGTAGACTACAAATGTATTTCTTGGGTCTAATGTATATATTTCAAATGGGGCTTCGTCCAAATCGTCTGAACTGTCAGGCAACACCAGTCTAAATGCCGTACCACATATCATTTGCCACTCTACAATCTCCTGGTCTTGAGATGCTTTATCTTCGGCGAACATATATTCGTTCAAGAGATTTACCTGCTTTACGATATTTTCATCACCGCTTCGGCTTACATACTGTATAGGCTCTCCGCATAGATAACCAACCTTAAACGATACAATCTCATTTGCCCTATTCTCGACAATCCTATTGCATATCTCAGGTCTAACTTCCTTTACGCGATATCTTATTGGCTGGTCACCCTTATAGTACTTGTATAAATAATCAACATCACTGCTATTCAAATTATGTATATCAAGGGATTTTCTGAGAACTTCTTGTAAATTGTCTTCGGTTATTTCCTTTACACTCATCTTGATAACTCGTCTACCATTCATTATCTTCGTTTCATTCCTCATACTCCTCCTTTCGTATACAATAAAAAGGTGCAAGACTACTCAGAATCTTATGATTCCGTGCAATCTTGCACCTCGTAAGGGAAATAATGTTTACATTGTTATAATAGCATAAATATACATAATTATCAATAATAATTCGCAATTTACCAAGGTCTGGTAAATACTTCGACCTTAGACTCACTCATACTTTGTGCAAACTCCGCAAGCATAGCCATACCGTCAGGAACATCATCATGCTTATTCTTACCTGCTATGGTATACGAACATAGCATATTTATCATTCGCCCATAATCTGAATTCTTATGATACATTGATTCATCTTTAAAAAGACAATGTTCCTTCACCCACGCACTGTTTACAATGATTTTGGTCTCTTTATTAGCTGTAGTAAACTTTGTAGTAATATTGGTAATACCACCCCTACTCTTAACATCACTTTGTATCTTTTCAGCAACCCTTCGTCCTGCTGAGTTACTCTCAAACCTACACATTTTGACTTTATTTTTGAGTAATATCTCAGCTAATCTCACATCGACCACATCGGGCAAGCTGTTATCACATATGCAATCATCAATATAATAATCAGTACCATACACATAAGCCACGGGTAAAAACGCATAATCGGTACCTTTATCTTTGGTATCGCATACTCCAATTATTGCATCGGGTTCATCACTTGGAAGTTCAAAATATCGTCTTAATTCATCCTCTGAGTATATCAGTCCTTCCCTTTCTATCGGTTCATTCATGTACAACGCTCTCCAGCTTGCATCGTCCATAATATCCCTTTGTTCGCGGTAGAACTCTGTTGTAAATCCTACTCCGTAATCGTAATCAAAATTCGATTCATCGTCTTTATTCATAGCCGGTATTACTATAAACTTTGCCCGATCTGAATTACCATACTGACTTTCAAGTCTACCTATCACATCATGTACAGACCACCTGGTAGCTATATGTAATTCCTTACAATGGTTACCTATTTTTCTCTGCCTTAAGTCCGTTGTATATGTTTCCCACAGCTTATCTAATCGTTCCTTAGATAATGCAACCTCTATACCGGACACTAAATCGTCACAGTAGAGCAAATCGGATGCTCTATATAATCCTGCATTACCTGTTCCAATTGATGTAAACTCCAATGTCTCGAATCTCTGCCTTTTGTCTACATCAATTCTACAATCTTTAGCATTTGTGCTTGATACATTTACCATAGGGAAAACATCATGCCATAAATATTCACCGTTGGTTTCCAATATTCGCAAACACTCATCGTACACACCTCGTATAAATGCATTAGAATGACTACCTGTAAGCTTAGGTTCATTAGGTCTCTTACCCGCAAGCCATGTTAAAAAGAATATAGCAAGGGTACTTTTTCCTGCTCCGGGTGGTAATGACACAGCTAAAAGGTCAAGTTTATCATCTGCCAACTCCTGTAAAGCATTCACCACTTGTCTTAATACTTTCCTCCTTGGCGGATAAAACTTTTTATCTGGTTCTCTTTCCCACTCTATATACAATATATAGCTTTCAAAATCATAAGGAGCTGCACCCAGTAACACCTTCTTGTGTAGTCCAAACAGTTTCTGCAATACTTCTATATCATCTAACTTTGGCATTACCTCTTCTATGGTATCCGATAATTTCTTTAAATA